CGTACCGCAATCCCGCGAACGCCTGATCTTCATCGGCATACGTGAAGACCTCGACCTCGAACCAAGTCACCCGAAAGGGCAGACCATCCCGATCACGACGTGGCAGGCAATCGGCCACCTTGGCAATGAACAGATACCCGAACGCGGTCACGTCTGGCTTGATGAATCTCCGCAAGGACGAAATACGAAAACCTGGGTCAAGGCCATGAAGGCCAAACCGGGGGAAAATTATGCTGGACAGCGTATCCGCGGACGATGGGACCGGTCGTCTTTTACGTTGACTACGGGTTTCCCTGTGCATTATCTGAGTTCCGTCGGGTGTCACCCGCGTTTCACACGCACGTACTCATTACTGGAACGTCGGCTATTGTCGTCGTTCCCTGAGCCGTTTAAGTTCACGGGCACCATGCAAGCCGGGATCAAGCAGACCGGGAATTGCGTCCCGCCGCTGTTCATGCGGGCTATCGCGGAACACGTCAAGCAGGTCCTGGGTTGCACGGCGGCTGCTCGTGGCTAGAATCAGGCGATGGACGAGAATGTCGACAACGTCGACAACGTGCGCGCGCCTGACCCGGCCTTGGCCCCGGACGCGGGGGGTAGGGGGGAGCCGCTCGCCGATCCACATCGTGCTCGCGGACAGATGCTCCTCGTTCGCAAGGCTGCCCGCGAAGCCTGGGGAGTCTCGGAGAATATGCGGAAGCTCGTCATGGCGACCACGGGCCGGATCATCGTCAACAAGGACGCCGATGGGCAGCCGCTTGGCCATTCGGCACGGACCGTGCTCCGCGCCTGCGAGCTCGTCGTCACGTTGGACCGGCTCGACCTGGACAAGGCCAAGTACGTAGATGCCGTGCCCACGGATGGTGAAGAAGCGCGCGTGATTCGCACGCCGCTGCCGGGCCCACCGGAGGGGGTGCCCGATGAACGAAAAGAGTGATGGCAACGGCGAGAAGCTGAAGGCGCCTTTCGTCTACTTCGGCGGCAAGCGGCAAGTGGCCGACATCGTATGGAGTCGGCTCGGCGACGTGGCGCATTTCGTTGAGCCTTTTTTCGGCTCCGGTGCCGTGCTGCTCGCCCGGCCGCATGAAACGCGCCTTGAAACCGTGAACGACATCGACGGAATGATCTGCAATTTCTGGCGTGCCGTCGCGGCGGACCCGGAGCAGGTCGCCACGCTCTGCGACTGGCCCGTCAACGAGATCGACCTGGAGGCCCGCCACCGCTGGCTCTGTACTCAGCCGGGCAAGGACGCCTTCCTGGAGCGGATGAAGAACGAGCCGGACTACTACGACGTGAAGCGCGCGGCGTGGTGGTGTTGGGGATTATGTGCATGGATCGGCACAGGCTGGTGTTCGGGCGAGTATTTCCCGGACGCTCGCGAGGATTCGCACGGGAGAGTTGTTTGTGAGGGCGCGAACAAACTGCCGAGCCTGGGCAGAGGCATGGGCGTCCACCGCCAACTGCCGAGCCTGGGCAACGGGGGCCAAGGCGTCCACAAGCTGACCGCCGGGCCGCTTATCGAGTGGTTCCAGGCACTCGCCGCACGCCTGCGCCGCGTCCGCGTCTGCTGCGGGGACTGGGCGAGAATCTGTACGGACGGTGCCACGGCGCACGGCTCTACCGTCGGCGTGTTCCTGGACCCGCCGTATTCGGCGGAGGCTGGACGAACAGGCGACATCTACCGCATGGACACCGGCGTGGTAGCGCACGAGGTCCGCGACTGGTGCATCATGCGAACGCACTGTGAGCAGGCCAAGCGATATCGGATCGTGCTCGCGGGTTACGCGGGCGAGCACAACGTACTTGCCGACGAGCACGGCTGGACGTGCCATGCGTGGAAGGCGCGCGGCGGCTACGCGAACTTCGGAAGCTACGCCAATGAGCAAGGGCAGGCGAACGCCCACCGCGAACGGCTGTGGTTCAGCCCGACGTGTCTACGGCCGCAGGACGAGGATGGTGCCCAGGGCGAGCTGTTCGCGGTCGGCCGCGACTTGTCGGAGGCCCGGCTCTGATGCCCGTGACTACTCTGGCATTCACTCCACACGAAGCGGCACCCATGCCGAACCCCGGCGGCCAGGCGGCGTTCGCCTCCGACTGGACGCACCGGCTCATCGCCGCCGAGGGCGGCTGGGGCAGCGGCAAGACGTGGATCGGTGCGCGGAAGCTCATCACGCTCCACTGCTACAACGCTGTCGATCCGGCCACGCAACGGCCGACTGGCGTGCCGAGCGTGATCGTCGGGCCGACGTATCGCAACGTCATCGACATCGACTTGCCCGCAATCGAGGCGGCGTGTGCTGACGCGAACCTGACGGTTGAAGTCCGAATGGCCCATTCGTCGCTGCGGTTCCCTGACCTCGGCACACGTGGCCAGCCGTCGGAGATCATGGTCCGCTCGGCCGACAAGCCGGAGCTCATCACGGGCTGGGAGGTGGGTGCACTATGGGGTGACGAGCCGACTCGGTGGAAAGAGAACAGGGCAAACCCCAGGGGCGATCCGTTCGTCCAATGCCTCGGCCGCATTCGGCACCCGCGTGCTCGATTCTTGCAGGGCATTTTCACGTACACGCCGGAGGGCGACGCCACGCGGGTCTACGAAGAGTTTTCGTCGGGCAAGGCGGACTACGCTCTCTACCGGATTCGGACGCATGAGAATCCGCTGATGTTGGACTTTGAGGAGGCTCAGCGCCGGATGCTTACGCCGGAGTTGGCACGGCAGTACCTGGATGGTGAGTGCATTTCCTTGCGTGGGCGGAACTGTTACTCGGCTTACACGCCGACGGTGAACGACTCACCGGACGCCGTGCTCAGGCCGGGCGTGCCGGTCTGCGTCTTCATTGACTTCAACGTGGACCCAGGCATGTACTTCGGGTTCGGTCAGTACCACAAGGGCGAGGACGTGTTCAGCGTGGCTGGGGAAATCCACGAACCACGCCTTGACGTTCGGCGCGGCGTTCCGAAGGTGGCGGCGGCAATCGGGGCGGCCGGCGGGCTTGAGAAGTTCGGCGGAACGCTCGACATCTACGGCGACGCCACGGGGCGGTCGGGCTGGGCTGGCACGTCGGAGACGGTGTACCAGATTCTCCGGCAGGCGTTGGACAAGGAAAAGATTCCGTACCGGATGCACGTACCGCAGAGCAACCCGCTGCAGCACGACCGGGTGAACGCGGTCTGCGTGGCGATGTTCGACGTTGAGGGCAAGGTCCACGTGCGGTTGAACGCCGCGAAGTGCCCCGTGCTCAAGCGTGACCTGATGCAGGTCCGATGGAACGACCAGGGGAGCGGGATCGACAAGAGCAACCCGCTGCTCACGCACGCGAGCGATGCGTTGGGGTACTGGGTGCATTACGTTCGGCCGGCCCGTCTGAAATCGGTTGTTGTAGGCGGGCGGTTCGGGGTATAAACTACTGACAAGGAGGTGCCTTATGAGTTTGTGGACAGTGATCTTGACGGCATTGTTTGGCGGCACGCTGTTGCCGTTCATCAATGCGCTGGTGGCCCTGTTCGCGGGAACAGGATGAAGTCGGCTTCTTTCCCCTCCATCCCCCGGGCATGATTCGCTCTGCCCGGGGGCATAGGGAGTCCGCCATGCCTGACACTTCGATTGAGAAAGTTTCCGTCGGCGAACTGACGAAGCACCAGAAACCTACCACGGGCATCAGCGGTCTGTCCGTCGGCGGCGATGGATATGGTTCGCCGCCGGAGGGTACGTTCGCCACGTACCGCGAGATGCGGCAGGACCCGACGATCGCGCTGGCCCGTGCGATTGCGACGGCCCCGATCCAGCTTGCGAACTGGTCATGGGAGGAGCGTGACGCCGCCCCGTCCGGTGCCAAGGACTGGCTCGCGGAGCACTTCGACAACCTGCGACAGCACCTCATGCACCATGTAATGTTCGCGATGGACTACGGGTTCCAGGCGTTCGAGAAGGTCATCGAACTGATCGACGTGGGCGGCGAGCAGCGGCTCGGCTACCGGAAGCTCAAACCGCTCATTCCGGACACGACCACGATTCAGTACGCCAAGGATACGGGTGCCTTCGCCGGGCTGAAGCAGGGCGACGTTGCCTTACCCGCTGGCAAGTGCTTTGTGTACACGAACGACATGGAGGGCACGGACCTGTACGGCCGGAGCCGCATGGAGAATCTGCGGAAGACGGTGTGGCCGGCGGCGCAGAAACTTTTTGAGCGCGAGGGCGTTTACGTCCAGAAGGCGTCCGGCATCATCCCGATGGTTCAGTACCCGGAAGGGTCGAGCCTGGACCGTGGCGGTGCCGAGGTGTCGAACTTCGAGCTGGCCGAGCGGCTGCTCGCTCACTTGGGCAAGGGCAACGGCGTGACCATGCCGAACACGATGGCCAAGTGGGTTGAGGAGTTGGCGGTCAAGGGCGTCTCTGACGCGGCCTCGATGAAGGCTTGGCTCATCGACTTCCTAGAGCCAAAGACGGCCCACGGTGCCGAGTTCGTCCAGCTTGGCGACCGGCACGACAAGTTGAAGTTTCGGGCTTGGCTCGTGCCTGAGCGGGTGGGCATGGAGGGCACGCACGGCACGAAGGCCGAGGCCGAGACTCACGTGGATGTCGCGTTGCTCGTGGCCGAGCTTTTCTTGCAGGACCTGGCCCGGCACGTCAACTGGTTTCTGGTTGACCCGCTGCTTGAATGGAACTGGGGGCGGCAGGCGCGTGGCAGCGTGTACATGGTGCCTGAGAAGCTGGTCGATGAGCAGAAGGAGATGCTCCGTGCCATCATGCGTGCGGCGTTGTCAGCGAACCTGGACGCCTTGAATGATCTGCTGAACGTGGATGCGGCGATGGATATTCTCGGCCTGCCCAAGGCTGAGGACACGGTATCCATCATTGACCGGCCGAAGCCGGATGCACTTGCGGTCAACGAGATGCTCAACAGAGCGGCAGGTGCTGGCCCAGGTGGCAACGGCAAGGTGGGTGAACCTTCTGAGGCGGCCGTGGTCGCGGCTGGGAGGTTGATCCGTGGTTTTGGCGTCTGAGGCAGTCAAGCGATCCACGGCCCGGAGCCGGGCGATTGCCGCTCGGCAGTTGCGGGTTCGGCTCGCGATGGAGGCGGCCGTGGACAAGATCGCACGGCGCTACGCTGGGAAGCTTCGCAAGGCTATCCTCGCGGCGGTGCGGGCCGGGCGGAAGCCGAACATCGACGGACTGCTTGGCGAGTGGCGTGCGGCGATCCTCGCGGTGCTGGCCAGTGCGTTCGTGGTGGGCAACGACGCTACGGACAGGTCATTCAAGCAGCGTGGCGGCCGTGCGTTCCGCAGCGTGCCGGCAGGCGTTGTCGCACGCGGCGTCGAGGCCGACGTGCGGCGGCTGGTTGCCGAGACGCGGGCCAGGGCGCCTGGTGACCTGGCCCGGCTGCGAAACCTGTTCGAGGACCAGGCGTGGAAGGCGGCGGCCCAGACGAACGGCGCGATCAAGGAGCGGGTAACGGCGGCCGTGGTCGAGGGCGGTGACGACATCGCCGCGATCCGTGCGAAGCTCGATATCGTGGGCATCGGGTACGAGAAGCCGCACCTGTTGCAGACGATCTTGCGGACCCAGCTTCACCTGGGTTATTCCGCTGGGCAGTTGGACGCGGTGCAGGACCCGGTGGTTCAGGCAGAACTCTGGGGCTACGAGTACGTGGCGATCCTCGATGACCGGGTTCGGCCGGAGCACGAGGCGTTGGACGGGACGAAGCTGGCGAAGGACGATCCGAAATGGAATGCGATCTTCCCGCCTAACGGTTTTCAATGTCGCTGCGCCGCAATCGAAGTTTGGAACGACGAGGCTCCCGACTCACCGGTCGGGCCTCGGACGGACCTCGTCAACGACGACGGGTCGGAGGTGGTTGCCGGGCCGGACCCCGGATGGGCGTTCTCGCCGTCTGAAATTGTAAGTAGCGCATGACGTAGGATAAGGGAAAAGCACCATGACGGACGCGGATACGATTGGACTCAGAGAGTACATCGAGCAACGCATGGAGGATTGCCGAGCGTGTCACGATGCACAGATGGAGGCGATGGACAAGGCCATCGAGCTTGCGGCATCACAGCTTGGCGTGCGACTGGACCACATGAACGAGTTCCGGGACACGTTGAAAGACCAGAGCTCGACGTTTATTCCGAGGCCCGAGTTCGAGAAGATCATGACCTCGATCTCGGAGAACCACAACGAACGGCTGCGCGCTCTGGAGTTGAGCCGGGCGGAGTTGCAGGGCAAGGCGAGCCAGGCAAGTTTGAACGTGGCGATGGTCGTGGCCGTGATGTCCGCGATCATCAGTATCGTGGGAGTCGTGACCCGAATCCTGCGGGACATCGGGCCACGTTGACCGCCGCATAATCCGCGACGATGAAAGGGCCGAATAAAGATTTCCGCGTTTCGGGGCTTGACAGTGGATAAACTGAGACGGATGGTATCGCCATGACGCATCCTGCGAAACCTGTAAGCCGTCCGGTGCGAACACCGCCTCCGCGGCGCGATGCCAGGTTCGTGCTGGAAGACCCGGAGCAGCGTGCCTTCGATGCGGCCTCTTCGACCGCGATTGAGTATGGCCTGCCCGTCGAGCGGCGGGTCAAGACGATCCTGCGAGTCGGCGACTACGTTCACCCGTCCGAAGGCTGGACGTTCAACGTGACGCTGGACCGGCTCAAGGAACTCGCGGCCACGTTCACCTCGATGCGTGAGCACGGCGTGGATTGCAACGTCGTCAAGGACCACTCATTCACGGCAACGGACCACCTCGGATTCGTAACGGACATGTGGGTCGAAGGGGATTCCCTTGTGGCCATACACGAGTTGCGCGGTGAGCAGGCCATTGACCTTGCCAAGCGTCTGCCCCGCACGTCAGTCTGGATCGAGAAATCGTACCGCGACGGCGAGGGCCGGGTCTACGGCGAGGCGATTGTCCACAACAGCATTTCCCAGGACCCCGTTGTGCCTGGGATGCACGATGAGTTTGTTCCTGTACCCGATGACCTCGGCGGCGGGCGAGCGGCGGTGTTAAGCCGCCGCTTCGCCGCCTCAGACAACAACAAGGAGTGTGACATGAATCTTACACCCGAAACGCTGAGGATTCTCACGGAGAAGCTCGGCGTCAAGGAACTCGGCGACGAGAAGGCGCTGCTCAAGGGCATCGATGCGATTGTCGCCGGCGTCGCCGAGACGGCGAAGAAGATCGTCGACCTGGAGGCGGCCGTTGCCAAGGCCGCGGAGTCCGAGGCGGCGGCGGTGGCCAAGGCGACGGAGGCGCTGAAGGTCAAGCGGGAGATTGACCCGGAAGTCGCTGAGCTCGTGGCGACCACGGTCGAGAGTATCGCGGCCTCGTGCGTCGAGAAGGGCCGGTTGACACCGGCCACGGCGAAGACGCTTTCCGAGTTGCTCATCGGCGCTGAGGGCACCCGGAACGGGTTCGCCCTGAGTCGGTCCGCGACGGGCGGCAGGAAGCCGCTGGCGATGGCCGTGTTCCAGGCACTCGCCGACAACGACGTGGTGGCACTTGGCGAGATGACCCGCGAGCAGGTGATCGGGTTGGCCCGCGTGATCCCCGGCACCAAGGGCGACGCGGACATTGCGGCGGTGACAGCGGCGATGCTCGTCGCCGCGAACGCGAAGACGACGGCGGTCCTGTAGAAACAACGTCCGGCACCGGCGAGTCCGGGTCCGGCTGACAGAAGGAGAATCCAATGAGTTCTGCTGCAACACCTGGCGTTTACACGGGCCACGCTTCGACGCACAAGGTCGTGTGCTTGAAGGACCCGCTCTACTCGCCGAAGCCCGTCATTGTGGACGGGACTTACGCGCGAGACCCGACCAACACGACGGAGATTCGGAATCTGCAACCCGGTGTGATCCTCGGCAAGATCACGTCGGGCGGCCTGTACGCTCCGAGCATCATCGGCCTGGTGACGGCGGATGCAAACGCTGCGGCAACGCACCTGATTGTGTCCGTGGCAACGGCGACGGAGCTTGTCCGGCGCCGAGGATCGAATGGCACGTTCAACCTGAACTACTCCATCGATGGGACGACGGCCGTAGTGACGGTGACGGTGGCATTTAGCGCCGTCGCTATTTCGACGGGTGACATCACGATCACGGCGCCTGCTGGCAACCCGGCCATTCACACCGGCTCGATTCTCGGTGACCTTGACGGGTCCCAAGTGGCAAAGGGCATCGTCCCCGACGGGTCGGGCGTGGACGTGTTCGACATCCGGCGCGCGACGACGGACGACATCGACGCCTACGTGCCCAACCTGCTGATGGGTGGGTTCATCCGCACGGCTGGCATCGTGAACTACCCTACCGCCGCGCACACGGCGTTCATCACGTTTCTCAAGGCGCAACTCCGGGCCGCGGGCGGCTGGTACGTGTTCGATGACGACATCTAGGCCGACAGGAAACTGAGCGGTCCTGACCGGATCGCATGAAGGAGAAAACCTATGGCAACCACAGAGCAAATCCTGTCGGGCAAGAATCTGACGGGACTCATTCAGGGCGTGAAGAGCGGCTTGCCGCTGAAGATTCCCCCGGCGTTCCTGACGCCGACGCGGAGCGTCAAGGGCAACGTCGCCACCTATCGCAAGGTCGAAGGTGCGCGGGAGGTCGCGAAGATCGTGGCCTACGGCAACGCGGCCCAGGTCCGGGCTCAGAAGGGCGTGACCGAGGTGCCGGTGAACCTGCTGCACACGTTCGAGTCGATCAACATCTCGCCGTCCAAGCTCATCAATCTGCTCACGTCGGACGGCGGAGCGGACCAGAAGCTCGGCGCGGACGAGGTGACGCGGCAGGTGACGGAGTTCAAGCAGGCGTTCGTCAATCTGCGGATCGCGGCGACGATGCAGGCGCTGCTCCAGTTCCACATCTACGCGAACGTGGATGGGAACCTTCTGCCGTCGAGTTCCAACGCCGTCGTCAACGTGGACTACGGCGTTGCGGCCTCGCAGATCAACAACGGTGCGGCGGGCATCGATCCGCTTGTGACCAGTACGAATATCATCCTCGCGTCCTGGGCGACGGCGGGCACGCCGATCATCACGCAACTGCGGAACCTCAAGCAGGCGGCGATGCAGTTCAGCGGGTATCCGCTGGCGTATGCGTTCTACGGGAACTCGATCCCCGGCTACATCGCAGCCAACACCGAGGCGAGCAAGTACCTCGCTGGAAACCAAGAGCTCTCTCGGCAGTACCTTGAGAGCGGCGAGGTCCCGGCCGGGTTCATGGGTATGACGTGGATTCCCATCGGCGACGCCTTCTACGTGGACCAGAACGGCGCGGTCCAGACGTTGCTCGCGGTTGACAACGTGGTGTTCACTCCGGCTCCGTCGCTGGACTGGTGGGAGTTCATTGAGGGCACGTACCCCGTGCCGTCGAACTTCGGGCCGACGGCGGTGGACGCATCGGCTCTGATCCAGGGGATGTCCGAGGTTGCCGGGATGTTCTCGTTCGCGGGCGGGACCTTGAACCCGCCGAGCGTTCAGATGTTCGCGGGCGACACGTTCCTGCCGGTGCTCAAGGTGCCGAAGGCCGTGTTCCGCGTGGATACCGCCTGGTAGGGATTCGGTTCTGGGTCACGCTGTTCGACTCCTGTGGCGTCGGGGGGCTGGGCGACCGGCCCCCCGGCAACAGGGGCGCGGAGGAAGGATCATGGTCCGCGTTTTCTGTCTGGCCTGCCTGGCGATGTCGTGCATTTCCGCCTGTGCCCCGAACCAGGAGCCGATGGAGCGGGCGCTCAATCGGATGCTGACGGAGGTTGTTGGTCCGGCTGTTACCAAGGCCATCGAGGAAACGGTGACGGAGACGGCCGGGCTGACGGGCGGTGCCCAGGCTATTGAGCCGGGATATCGCATCGAGTTCGAGGGCTGGTTTGGTACTGGCGTCAAGGGTATCGCCGTCGTGAAGTTGACTGGCATCAGCGGCCAGTTGACCGGGCACGTCCAGACTTCTGGGAGTATCGGCCCGCCCGCCCCGAGGCAACCGTGAACCGGCCGCGTCAGGATGGCCGGGAGGCCGCCTTCCGTGCCCCGTGGCGCGTTTTGCTGGCCTGCCGGTACGTTTACCCGTGCCTGTTGGCGGCGTGGCTGCTGGCGGGCTGCACGTTCAACGTCGCTCCGAACGCCACGGACGGTTCGCTCCTGACGGTGCGTGGCGGGAACACGGACTCCACCGTGCCACAGCCTGTAGGGTCGAACGGCATAGCTGCCGTGCATCCGGGCGGTTCCGATCCGCAGTCCACGTCGGACCGGATCGTTTACATTCTGTTTGCCGTGGCCACGGCGGCGTACCCGATCTGGCGGCAGATACGCAAGTGGCGTGAGAGTCGAAACTGGAACGGAGAAAAGGTGAAACCATGATTACGAATCCACAAGCGGTGGCGTTCTGCAACGGCCGGGTGCGGCCGATGGCGGACCAGTTGGCGCAGGCGTACTACGCCTGCCTCGCACTACAGAACGACTGGTTTGCACAGGGAGTCGGTGACGTGCTGACGAACACCTCTGACGTGGTGGATGACGGCGCTGCAGTGGACGGCCGAGCACCCATCACGGGCGCTGCCGCCGTGAGCGTCATCACGCGGGCGATGGAGTTCGTGACGGAAATGCAGGCTGGCGGGAAGCTCGGAACCGTGCTGGCCGTCGCGGTGAATCCGACGAGGTAAATGCATGGCACTCAGCGTATCAACAGTCTGGGAAGTGCGGACGACCGGATCAGCGACCAACGGCGGCGGGTTCAACCCGGCCGCCCCGGATGCGGGGACGGACTACTCCCAGCAGGACGCCGCACAACTCGCCTTGACGAACCTTTCATGCGATGTCGCGAACTTCATCGCGTCCGTCGCCGGCGGGTTCACGAACGCGATGGTCGGGAACCTGGTGTATATCTCCTCGAACGCGGCTGGCTGGGTAGCCGGGTTCTACGAGATCGTCGGCTACGAAAGCCCCAACCAGGTGGAGCTGGACAGAGTGCCGACGACGGGCGGCCCGGCGTCGGGCGGCGCGGGCAAGGTCGGCGGGGCGCAGTCGAACCTCGGCATGGTGTGTGCGGCCATTCCGGCGGCGTCGGCCGACGGCGCGAACGTGGTCCACGTGAAGGCCGGCACCTACGCGCGGGACACGCACTTCACGAACCAGGTGAAGCTCAACAATGCCGGGCACTACCTCAACCACCACGTCGTTCGCGGCTACAACGCGACGCGCGGTGACGCGATCGCGCCGTGCGTGACGCTGGACGGGGTCAACGCCTACGACGTGTACTACTCGAACAAGGCGTACATCCAGCTTGCGAACGTCGCGGTCAACGGTTACGCCGGCGGCACGCCGACGTACGCCAGTCACGGGTTCAACCTGGACACGGGCGCGGACGGGAACACCCTCTATCGCTGCCGGGCGGTGAACACGGGGGCGATGGGGATCCGGGCCGTGGCGAACGGTTGCGGGCTCGATGGCTGCGAGGTGAGCGGGTTCGGGCGGGCCGCGAGCAGCATCGGGATCGGTGTCGGCGGGAACGTTGTGTCCCTGGTCGGCTGCCACGCGCACGACGGGACGGGGGATGCTTTCAATGTGTGGTCGGCGTATCCGGGACTGTTGGCCTACTGCATCGGGGCCGGCTGTACGCAGTACGGCCTGAACATGAACTACAACGGCGCGATCTATCCGCAGGCGGTTGTACACTGCGTGTTTCACGGCAACGGGTCGCACGGCATTTACGCCTCCGGATCCACGTCCGGCCGGCCTGGGCGGATCGTCAACACGATCCTGTCGAACAACGGCGGGTACGGGATCGCCGCGCACGCGACGGGCAAGTGCCGGGCGATCCTGCGCGGCGTCGCGTTCTACGGAAACTCCAGCGGGCAGGTTGATGCGAACACGACCGTCGAGGAGTCCGTTGCCAGGATAACCCTGACATCCGATCCGTTCGTGGATGCGGCGGCTGGCGACTTCCGATTGACGCAGGCCGTGTCCGGCGCCCTGGGTACCGGCTGGCCGGGTGCGTTTCTGTCGGCCGGGGCACTGACGAGTTGGACGGGTGCCCCGGACCTGGGTGCGGTGCAACTGGCCTATCCCGAAGCCGTGGCGGACATCACGCCACGGATCGCCACGGGCGAGACGCGGCTCCTGCTGAGCGACGTTCTCAATTCTCGATCCGCCATTCTCGACGTGACGCCGTTCTCGTATGGCGTCATTTCCGCTTCGATGATCGGCGGAACGTGGGCGCTCGGGCGGATCACGCCTGAGTATTCCTTGGACGGCGTGAACTGGGCGGCGCTTGGCAGTGCGTTGTCGGCCGCCGGGTACACGAGGCCGGTGGACCTGCGTGGCGTGCGGTACTTGTCGTTTCGGCTTTCGACCGTGCAGGCCGGGTATGCCGAGGTGGACCTGGACGTTTGGGCGGACGATAGCGCCCCGGACCCGGCGGTCTGATGGAGACGTGAATGGGCACCTACGCTGTCACCGCTGACCTCGAAGCCGTCTGGGGCGTTGACACCATCGCAGAGTGGGCGAACCTGGAGAACGCCGACCCGGCGGTACTCGCGGCCACGCGGATCACGTCGGCGATCACCTGGGCCGAGGGCTACCTGGAGGCTCGCATGACGGACGGTCCTTACAAGGTGCCGCTCTCTACGTCCGGCGGTGACCTCGCGGTCGTGAAGGATGTAGTTGCTCGGTTCGCAGGGCAGTGGCTTTACGTGAACCGCGGACGTGGAAAGGCAGAGGAGACGGATCGGGTCATGGCGGTGGCGGCGTTCGCGGAGCGGATTGTGGACAAGTTGTTGAGCGGCGTGTTGCGGCTGCGGACGGGTACGAAGGCATTTACCACGCCGACGGCGCCGGTTGTGGAGGGCACCTGATGCTTTCGGTTGGGCGGGTAGTCGCGAAGCTGGACGGGCTCAAGCGGGTCGTCGGCTCGCTGCAAGCGTCCGAGCTTCCGCACGGCCTGCCGCTGCTGTTGGCGAAGAGGTACGAAACGTTCATCAAGCGGCGGTACCTCGCGGCTTCGCGCGGCGACGGTACCTGGGCGCCGCTCGCCGCGAGCACGCTCGCCCGTCGCGGTGGCAAGGACACGCAGAAGGCACGCAAGGCTGGGAAGATCGGCAAGAATAAGCCTGGTCCTGGGACGGTGGGGAGAGGGAACGCGGAAATCCTCAAGGACACCGGAACGCTGTTCAATGCACTCGTCATCGGGAATCCTGGCAACCTATGTCGGTCGATTCCCGGCGGCGTGCGGTTCGGCGTCATCGGACCAGGACGGCACTCGAAGTTCAAGGGCGACATCAAGACTCTGGCCCTGATCCATGACCAGGGCAAGGGCCACATGCCGCGCAGGCAGATCATCGTGGAGCCGGACGCGGCGACGGTGAAGGCCCTGGAGGGCGCGGTGGAACGAACGGTGAAACGACTTATCGCGGAGCAAGGCAAGTGAGCGACACTGATCCATTCACGCTCGGATATCATGCGGTGCGGGACGCACTCATCGTCCAGCCGGAGATCGCGGCCGCGATCCGGGACAAGAATCTCATCGACCTGACGGCGGCGGACGCCCGGCCGTTCAAGGACCAGCACGGCACGCGGGACGTGCCGGAGCTTGCGATCCTGCCCGGCGGGCTCGCGTTGTCGCCGCACTTCTCTTCATCGACGGTGCAGGCCGTGCTGTCGCTGAGCGTGGTCGTGTTGCACGGTGATCTGCGGTTGCACCTTGCGGTGTACCCGATCCTGTGGGCCGTGGCGAAGGCGGTTGTGCGGCTGAGCGGGTTGATCCCGTCGGCGTTGCCCGTGCCGGTTGCCGGGTTGCAGGCGTTGACGGTGGCGGGCGTGACGACGGACCGGGTGGAGATTGAGGACTTGGACGGCTGGACGAACGTGGCGACTGTGGCGTTGACGTACCGCTGGGGCAAGGCGGAACTGGTATGAGCACGGTTCTACAAACACGGGCGTCGCTTCGGCTCAATCTGGCCGTGTCCCAGGACGTGACCGGCGGGCCGTCGTTCGTGGTTTCGGCCAAGGTGCCGCTGTCCTACCCGCTGAATCTGGCCTGGGACTACGGCTGGGGCGTCGGGCAGATCAATGCGATGGTCGCTCGATACTACGGTGATGAGGATATCGGCATCTCACTTGACCTGTGGACCCTCAGCGAGCAATTCGACGTTGAGCATGGTCCATTATCCCCCGGAATGGCGAACTTCACACAGCCTTTTCGGATGCGGGCACTTCACGCGATGATGCTCTACCACCGGGGGTCCATAGGGACTGTGCAATCGCCGCCGGTCGGGGACCGTTTACAGATCGGCCTGTCCGGTGTGGCGACGTTCCTGCCGATGGCGCAGGGTGACATCATCCTATATCCAGGTGGTCTGTTTCTGTGGACACGACCGAAGGTGCCGACGGCCGGGACGGACGATTACGCGACGAACCACGTACTGGACGTGACGAACCTGGACGGCGGTTATGTGGATAACAGATTCGACATTGTGCTGATTGGGAATCGGAAATATACGTGATTACGCTGGCATCCATCCAGGCCGACTTGAAGATCGTTGCACGCGGTACCTATGCCGAGGTCTGCGACAATGGGGTTGACGACTGGCCAAGTGCGCTTGCGGCGGCGCGGGCCGAAACCATGATGGGGGAATCCGGTACTACGTGGTCCATTGGGGCAGACGTAGGAGAGGTTAATACTGCTTTCACGGATGATTTCGACGTAGCCGCCGAAGGTGGGAATGCGTATATCGACCTGTACAGCATGGCTACTCCATTATCCACGCCGAAGGACTTACAGTATTACGCCGTCGGGTTCTCGCACGTTTTGGTCCTTGGCATGGAGGTGATTTCGCCAGACTACGGAGCGGATGCCACCAAACTGATTACGGTCACTTCCGTGGGCGTGGGATCTCCAGACTACGGGTGGTCGTCTGGACCCATCGGGACGATCAAGCTCGCCTGTCCGAGTCGAATGTTGTTTGTTCGACCACCTGGCGATCAAGGTTGGCCGGTGGGTTTTCCGTACACGAAGATCAAGTTGTCCAACCCGAATGCACTGGCTGCGGTGGTTCGAGTTATGGTAGCGGGGCGTCGTTCGATCTATACCCCATAGGGAGGTTTTCTCATGGCAACGTCAACGATAAGCGGGATCGGCGGAACGCTGCAAACGGCGGCCGGAGTCGTCGCCGACATCAAGAGTTGGTCCCTTACCCGGACGTCCAAGCTCGGCGAGATCGTGTCCTCCTCAACCGGAGGGATCGTTCAGCGCGTGGTCGGTGCTACGGACTGGACGGCCAAGGCAGACTTCGTGTGCGATGGTAGCACACCCGCGAACCTGCCCGTCAATGGCGCGACGGTGACGCTGGACCTGCGAGCGGGCGGCGTTGGCACGGCGCGCTTTTACAACATGGTCGGTTGGGTTGAGAGCATCGACATCAACCTGACGGTCAGTGAGGAGCCGGTGGGCGGCACGGTCAATATCAGCGGCAACGGCGCGATAACGGAAGGCAACGTAACGTAACCCGCCTTCGGGCGGCTGGGAGAATCCCGATGAATCACGTAGGAACACACGTGCAGATCAAGGCGGCGGCCACGACGGCCGTGGCCTGCGACGCAACCCAGGAAACGTGCGGTGCCACCAAGGTGACGTGCGATAACGCCGCAACGGCGGCTGCCGGAGCACTTGTTACCGCCGAGTCCAATCTGACCGACGCGAACGCGGCCTGCGTCACGCCGGACTCCGACTACGCCGCGGCGCTGCTTGCGGCGTCGGCCGCGGACGATGCTGTCGCCGTGGCCGACTTGGCATGGTACGAAGCCGAGGCCTACAAGCAACTGGCGGACGAAGCACATCTGGCTATCTGCCGAGAAGTGCGCACCGGATGGTCGGCTGGTGCGTTGGCGCTGTGGACGAACCAGCTCGCGGCGGCGGTTGCGGCAAAGGTCATCACGGATGCGGCCTACTCGAGTGCCGTGGATGCCAAGGCGATCACGGACGCGGCCAAGGTCATTACGGATGCCGCCGTGGTCTCGACGGCGGCGGCCAAGGCGATCACGGACGCGGCAAAGGCCGTCGCCGTGGCAGCCCATGCGGCGGCACACGTAACGGACACGGCGGCGAAGGCTGCGAAGGTCATTGCCGATGCAGCGGTGACAGCGGCGGACGCGGCCGCGGTGGTGGCGAATGATGCCCTTGACGTGAAGATCGCTGAGCAGGGGGCATAACCCTGCTGAAGGCAACGTAACGAAGGAGACTCCATTATGGCAACTAGTGCGATAAGCGGGATCGGCGGAACACTGAGAGTCGGGCCGACGAATGTCATTGCAGATATCAAGGGCTGGTCCCTGACGCGAAATGCGAAACTCGGCGAAGTAGTTTCGTCCTCAACGGGCGGCATGGTGGCCCGCGTTGTGGGCGCGACTGACTGGACGGCAAAGGCAGACTTCGTCTGTGACGGATCGACGCCGACGAACCTGCCAGTCCCCGGCGCGGCCATTGCGCTCGTGCTCTTGTCCGGTGCCGCCACGTACACGGGCACGGGCATCGTCGAGAGCATCGACATCAACCTGACGGTGAGTGAGGAGCCCGTAAGCGGCTCCGTCAACATCAGCGGCAACGGCGCGATGGTCGAGACGTAGGAGGTATCCGCATGGCCGTGGAACTTCTCTATCACGTCAAAACGACCGTGAAGGAAACGCTCGCGGCCGGGGTGGACGCCGCCGCACCCGCCGGCCGGGTGATCGTCCACGACCAGTTCGACACTGGCATCATCCTGAACGCGGGGACTACCCCGGCGGCGACGAAGGTCGCGGCGTGGACTCGCACGATTGCCAACGTGAATGAGGTTATCGACTTGACGGCGCTGACTGGCGCCGGTGGCGCGGCGCTGGATGCGACTGGGCTGAGAGTTCGGGCGTTTTTTCTTCGGAACACGGGAGCCAACACCGTCACTCTCAGTGGAGTTGTCACCAACGGGTATCTTCTGTTGGGTTCGGCATGGCTTCTCGCGGTTGTGCCCGGTGGCATTCTGTCTTACTACGCCAGTGCGACGGCACCTCTCGTCGGCGCGACATCAAGGTACATCGTCTCGCTGGGGACCGTCGGGCAAACCTACGATTGCATGGTCGTTTTCGGATAGGAGGAAGGTATGGGCATCGAGGATGCAGTGGCGGCTGAAATCTCCCTGACGGTGGACGACAAGCGGTACGAGTTCGCGCCGCTCACGGTGCGGGCGTGGGGGCGGCTCGTCCGGTGGGCACAGGATGAATACCTTGCCACCGCAATGTCAGCCGCCGCGGCCGTGCCAGACGTGGGATTGAGGCAGGAACTCATCGACCGTGCCCTGGTGTTCGTCGGGCGGGTTTCGCTGACGGCTCGCGAGACGGACCGCGAGGGATTCGATGCCTTCACACGGCAACTCAGCGGCATCTCCGGCGTTCGGCAGACGATTTCCGAATCGCTGCTCTGCGCCAAGCGGACCGGCTCTTATCAGAAGACCGCGATCACCGATGACTTCGTGGATGAACTGTTCGGCCGCATCAAGGGTGCCGGGAAGCTCCCTGAGATCATCGACCGAATATTCGCGGCATCCGGGATCAAGGAGGAACCGGGAAAAAACCAGGCGGGGGCTCCAGCCTGACGCTGGGGTCCCTGTCTCAGTTGGAGTATCTGATGTCGCGAGTGCTCGAGGAAACGGTGTGGCCGATGGATGTGATTGCTGATATGACCGTGCCTCAGATTCTCTGGCTGTTCGTGGACCGGCCGACCGGAAAGGGCGGTGCCCATCGGACTGTTTCGCTCGCGGAGTACAAGCGCATGAAGGGGATCAAATGAGCCTGGGCGAGGGATTCATCGACCTGAAGCTGGACACGCTCCACCTGGACGCGGGACTGAAGACCGTCGCCGCGAAGTTTTCCGGCCTGAGCAGTCAGATCAACGCACAACTGTCCGGCGGCATGTTCGGCGGCGGAAAGACGTTCGGCGTGATGGAGGGCATGTTCGGCGGTCTGGACAAAGGCTCGCTCAATACGGTAAGCGCTGGGCTTGGTGACGCAAGGAAAAGCGTCACGGATATGAGCAATGCGTTTGGAGAAATGGGCAGAACGTCAAAGAGCGCGATCACTGGTTTGGAGGGTGGTTTTGCACGGACGGGGGCCATTACGGGGATCGCGGTTATGGCGATCGCGCGCATCGCGCGGGGGATCGCGGAGGGCGCCGCCAAGGCGCACGAACTGGCTGATGCATTCCGGTCCGGCGCGATGTCGGCGAACGACGTTGGCCTTGAACTCGCCAAGAGCCTGCCGATCATCGGGAGCCTGGTCAAAGCGGCAATCGACTTGCAAGAGGCGATCGCGCCGGTAGGCGTAGACCTGTCGAAACAACATGGCATCGCGCTGGACATGGTGACGGCCGCCAAACGGGAGCGCGACCTTGCCGTCGCGGCCACCGACATTGACCGTCAGCGAGTCGCTGAGGCGCAGCGATATAAGGATGCCAAGGAAAAGATCGCGGCGCAGGAACGCGAAGCGGCAGCCGAAGGTCGCATGAACTCGGTAGAGGCGAACAAGGCCGCGAATCAGGCGTTGAGGTTTGCGGAAGAAACGAATGCCGCGAACGTGGCCAAGATCGACAAGGCCGCAGCAGACCTGAAAGCGAAAGGCATCGCCGACGTGGCCGAGAGGACAAAACGAGTTGCGGATGAAGTGAGCGAGGCCGCCGAACGGAGGGAAAAGGATGCGGCCGACGCGACGGCCGCCAAGTGGAAGACCATCAGCGAACGGATCGCGGCGCTCGGAAAGGAAGTCCAGACGCCCATCGAAGTCTACCGGGACGGGATGAAGGAGATTTCGGAGCTCATGGCGACCGGCCTTATGGGCAAGGACGTGTTCGCCCGCCAGGCGGCGAAACTGAAAGACGAACTCGGCAAGACCAACCTGAACGAACTCGGCAAGACCAACCTGAAGGAACTGCCCGTTGACGTTGCGGTAGGCGGACGGCTGGGTCTTGAGGACATCGCCAAGAATATCCAGGTGGCGCAACTCAAATCGTCGAAGGACGAACGGCAACTCGCCGCCGCCGAGGAAACGGCCAAGCAGACGCGGGAATCTAACGAGCACCTGAAACGCATGGCGGACGTAGGTTTCGCACCGGGCGGATCGGGGCGCGGCGTCTTTAGCTAACCCTCGCCAGGATCGCGCCAGGCGGCCGGAAACGGCCCGCCACGCGACGCAAACTGGCCGGACGGCTTCCAGGACGGGCAGAACGGCAGGAGAAGGCTTATGGGCTTCTGGGCAGGAACCACCGTAGACAACAACTACGTGCTCAGCGACTTCTGCTCGCCAGCCGTCGGGGCACCCTGCGGAATCGTGGACGGCTCACCCCAGGAGGAGTGGGACGCCAACGGATTCCGGGCCACGGTCGAACTGATCGTGCCGTGGGCCACGCGGTACGCAACCGCCTTTCAGTTCAAGGGCGGACTATCCGGGACCGCTCGCGTTCGGCCCATGCGGTACACGCCGTTTCCGCTGGCCGTATGCACGTCAGTCCGCATGGCGCCGGGATTCACCATCGGCGGAATCTCATACGCCGGTGTTGTTGTCGATCCGGTCCAATACCTGACGGCCGGTTGCCGCATGACCGTCACGTTCGAGACGGTGGACTGGGAGGGCGGGCACCGACTGCTCACGGACAAGACGCTCAACGTGTCCGAGTCGCTGGACGGCTCGGCCGACTTCATCACGCTGCCCCTGAAGGAGGTCTACTGGGACATGGCCGCCAAGAACCCGCTCAAGGCTATCGAGGCCCCGGCCCGGTGCGAGCGGCTGACGATCTGGACGCTGAATCTGCTGAACGTGGACACCTTGCCGGTTAACCTGTTTGACAATGCGGGCCTCGTCAATTCGGACGTGCTCACGTCGGCGAAGTACGGCAGAACGTTCGCCGCTGAAACGCTGCTGTGGCTGGCACCGACTGTACGCGATGCGGCGTCGGCCGAAAACACGCGCGGATTCAACGTCACGCTGCCGCTCTCTCACAACGCCGAGGGGTGGAACAAGTTCTGGAAGCCGGGCACGGCGCCGGGCACGGCGGGCGTCGCAAAGCAGCCCGTCTATAACATAGACGGTGCGGTGTGGAAGCCCTACAAGACCGTGGCTTTCAAGGCCACGCTGACGATGTTGCCCTGATGCCTGATGTCTTTCACGATCTGCCCACGATTCGACCGGCGGTGCCCGGAGGCCCGCTCCGCGCCCGCGACTTCAATCTTCTCGTGCGTGGCGTTCGGCAGGCCACGGCACCTGGGTACCAGTCCGGGACCATCGTCGATCCGCAGGGTACGTTTCAGCGGACGATCCCCGTGGAGGCGGCCGGGACAACGGCGATCCTCGCAATCGTCACGGCCCACGAAAAGTACGTCGCCGCGGCCCCGCCGCCCGACCCGCCGAGTGCTCGCGTGGGCGCGATCTACCGGCACGTTGCCAAGCCCATCGTGGCGGCGGATCACGTCAACACCTACTACGGCTCGGATGAATACCGCTTCTCGGCGATCCAGCCGGGCGGATTCTTTCACCTGGGGCAGCTCGTAACGATCTTCGAGCTCGGCGCCGGCAGTGGCATCTACAAGGCCAACTGCCCAGGCTTCTTCGGCAAGGTCAGCAGGGCCGACGCCGAAGGCCCGGCCGGTGGGCCGTGGGGGCTTGTCGAGGTGACACCATTCGACGGCGAACCGGGCAAGTTCTACGCGACGCCTGCGGCCCTGACGTTTTTCGACAACGTGACAACCGTCGGCGACGCCCGCGTGTGGAAGGCGCAGACGTTCATCGGTACGGAGCCGCTCATCGGCAGTCCGGTTTGGTGCCAGCCCATCGGCGGCTTCGAGAACGGGACCGGCGTGTATGTCCCGCAGTGGCTTGCGTGGGCCGTGCCGAACCTGTTCGGACACCCGACGGACGCGGACTACGCGAACAAGGAGCCGACGGACAACCTGAATTGCCCTGAGACGGACCCGAAGATCCCCGTGGCGAAGCCGACGCGAGATACCCTGGGCACGCTGCCCAGCGTGGTGACGACCGGATGAGTCCAGTACCGGACATTGGCTGCCCCGTATACCCGTACCAGTCACCTGTACTGCCCTACGCCGGTGCTGGCGGAGGCGCCACGCAGGGAGCGAACGAGGATGATCGCGTGGAACTCGCCCACTTCTACCGGCGTGGGGCACGCGGGAAACTTGCACTTCGCAACACGACGATCCCGACAGAACCTCCGCTGAATCAGTACACGTCCCTGCACGCCCGCACGCGCGGGGACCTGTACCACGTGCCCGCCCGCGGGCTCGTGCGGGCGCGGAGCATCTACGACGGCCCGAACTACGTCGTTGGACCGAAAGCCGGGCAGCCGGTGTTTCAGAATCTCGCCGGTAACGGCCCGGCCCTCCGGGTCGGGCTCTGCTGGTCTGATGCGAAGGAACTCGAACGCGGCACCGTAACGACGTCCACGGCCAGTCTGGTGACGGCTACGCCGACGGACGCCACGCGGTACTTCAACCGCTACAAGGTGGGCGCGTGGAATGACTACACGATGACCTTCCTGACGGGCGCGGCCACCGGGGTCTCGGCAACGGTGGGAACCTTCACCGGACACCCGACGGCGACGAACCGCTCGGCGACGTTCACGCTGAGTCCGGCGTTGGCGGTGGCCCCGGCGGCGGGCGACCTGTTCAGTCTGCGCCGGTCCGCCGGACCCGTATTGGACGCAACCCCAGTTCCGCCAGATATCACCCGCAGAATGCGGGGCGGCAACAAAGTCCGGGCTCGGCTGCCCTATCGTACCATGCGTCGCATGACAAGCGGCAACTCGAACGAGCGGCCTTTCGACGAGTATGGTGGAAGGTTACTCTATCCGACCAAGGATGAACGCCCCGCCATGATGTGGAAGTTTCTCAAGGTGGTTTTCGAGGACTACTACTCCATCCACGGACCAATCCTTGTTGGACGGAGCCTCTGGAGTCCGCTTACTGCGACGGACAGGTGTCGGGCCGGGTACGATGCGGCGGCACTTCCGAAAGCGTTTTTTGATCCCGTGTTCGGTATGGACATCTACACCGAGTTGTACGACTGGGAGTTTCCCGAAGAGCCGTCGTGGAACAACCTGTTTTTCGAGTATCGGTATGGCATTTCGGGAAATCCCGGTGCCACGGACTACAGGCGATCCTGTGCCGTGAAGGTCGGGTACAACCCCAATCTCGGCGTCACATTCTGGCTGAACGAGATTCAGATCATTATCGACGGAGGTTTGATCGGCGGCGGGATCGCCGCGATGAACTCATTCAAGCTGCCGACGAGCTTTCCGCCGACGGAGGAAAATGCGCGATTCGCCGTGACGATGGTCCCGCACCTGATACTGTGCTGGATTGCCACGGACTCAGCGGGACGGGTATACGGCGACTGGCACAATCACCCTGAAGTCTATCCTGATGACGGTATCTGGCAACCGCACATCTTCTACGTGGCTTGGGGCGCTGGCGGTTACGAATTCGGCCTGAGTGACCAGGTATCCGTCAACCCGAATCCAACGGCAAGCGGGGAAGAGCGTTGGACGATGAATGAGTGGGACTACAACGACCCTGAAACCTACGTGGCTGAACAGCGACTTTACGAATCTCCGAATACGGCGATCCAGCTCTCCCCCGTTCGGTGGGAGCCACCACAACTTGAGTTTCAACACCATTTCCCCATGTACGGACTGAAACTGCATTACGAATAAGGAGAAACCACAATGGCGACAACCGACTGGACTGGCGACGCGGCGGACGGCGACTGGGGCAACAACGGCAACTGGTCCGGCGACAAACCGGCCACGGGCGATACGGCTCGTTTCCTCGATGGCGCGCTTTCGGTAACGACCGGACTTGACCAGTCGGCCGTCAACCTGGCCAACCTCATCATCGGTCCTGGCTACTCCGGCAACATCGGCCTGAGTGGTAGCTACTTGAAGATCGGGTGCGACGACTTGTACATCAACGGCGGCGGCATCCTGTATATCGAGCCGGGCACCGCGGCCATCGACGAGGTTCGCGTGCTGGCCACCGAACAGACGACGGGCCTGACGCTGAAGTCCAGCGTGCAGACGGCGCTCTGGGTCTGGGCCGGGATCGTGAACTACGTTTTCGACACGGCGGCTGACGACCTGGACCTGTACGTGCTCGGCTCTGCGGCGGACGTGACGATCACGGACTCGGCGGCCGGCGACTTGAACACGCTGCTTGTCGAGGCGGGGGCCGTCGAGCTCGATATGGATGCGAGCGACTTCCCCGCGACGGTGGACGTGCGGGGGGGAACCCTGACCGTGAC